TTCCTTCGCACTCGTCAGTCTGGGGGACTGGTTCTTAGCGGTCTGGCCTTTTGGTTCCCTGGTCGGTACTTCGTAATCAGCTGGTTCCCTTTTTGTATCCCGCTGGTCCTTTGCGGTGGGTCGTTAATGACCACAACTCAAATGTAGCACACCGACAGTCTGTGTCAACTACTTTTTAATAGGTTGCAAAAATACAACAAAAATAATTTAAAACCGTTGTTTTTACGCAACAAAGAAAAGTTGACTTTGGCGGTTTTTACCCACTTGACCGTGATCGTCGCTTGCGGTTACTATCTGTCGGCCGAGGTGCGCCTGCAATTTGCGTAGTTCGGCATGAAAACTCCCTCCCTTTGGCCACTTCGTGTGGCCTTTCTTTTTGGACCACACGAAATGAAACAAATCACGATCACCATGCAGGACGACGGCATGATCAGCGTCGAGTCCAGCGAAGGCGGCGAACCTTATCAATGCGAAACCATTGACGAGTGCCGCCAATACGTGGACAAGATGCTTGCCGAAGAGGCAGGCGAGAGTCCCGAAGAGCAAGCCACAGAAGGCCCCGAGAACTACGGCAAGATGTGGAACGAGGAAGCCGGATCACGTAAACCCCAACCTGGCCTGATGGCCTAAACCAAGGAGCTAACCATGCAAGACTATTCCAACCCAGCCAGCCGTAACACCATGCGCGCAGCAGGCAACCCCATGAAAACCGGCGCAGCTATCGGCGGTGGCGGCAACCAGACACAAGGCGCTGGCCAAATCCCTGGCAAGGTCTCTGTACCAATGCCCGGCACCAACACCAACCAAACCGCATACAAGGGCGGCATGGCCAAGGCCCCTGTTGGTTTTAACAACGGCTTGATCAACGGCAAAATCTAATGGCGACGAAACCCGGCTTGTACGCCAACATCCAGGCAAAACGTGCCAGGATTGCCGCTGGCTCGAAAGAGCGCATGCGCAAGCCGGGTGCCAAGGGCGCGCCAACAGCTGACGCCTTCAAGGAGTCTGCGAAGACTGCCAAGAAGGGCATCATCAGCAAGGCCATGCGATGAAGACACCGGCTTGGCAGCGCAAAGAAGGCAAGGCTGAGTCCGGTGGCTTGAACGCCAAGGGCCGCGCCAGTGCCAAGGCTGAGGGCATGAACCTCAAGGCCCCGGTCAAAGCTGGCGACAATCCAAGGCGCGCGTCATTCCTGGCGCGCATGGGCAACATGCCCGGCCCTGAGCGCAAAGACGGCAAGCCCACACGCTTGCTGCTTAGCCTCAATGCCTGGGGCGCATCAAGCAAGGCTGACGCCAAGGCCAAGGCCAAGGCGATCAGCTCACGAAACGAAGGCTCCAAAGGCATAGTGCGAAAGGCGATGAACAATGGCAAAGCCAAGACCTAGCGCACGCATGGCCGAGCTGGCCGGCGCACCGCCCAAGCTGGCAACGGCTGACGACCTGGTGCGTTCGTCGGCTGCCAAGCCTTCGCGCAAACACGCGGTGAGCCGCAGCAGCAAGAAGCCGATGGGCATCAACCTGAAGATGGTGTCCGAGGCGCTGATCGAAGAGGGCTTGGACCCCACGCTTGAGATGATCAAGATTCTCAAGAAGGAAGTCCCGGTGCTCGATGCCAATGGCAAGCCGCGCGTTGACAAGGCCGGCAAGCCGATCACCAGGCCAGCCCTGGACGACGACACCAAACTGCGCACGCTCAATGAGCTGCTGCAATACACACAACCCAAGCTCAAGAGCGTGGAGATGAAGGTCTCCGGCAATCTTGAGTTGACCAACGAGCAGCTTGACGCACGTCTGGCAATGCTCTTTGCGAAAGCTGCCAAGCGATGAAACTCGACGACCTGGACCTGAACAAGATCGATCTCTCCAAGCTCAGCATGGAAGAGAAGGTCCAGGTGTACGAGCTCATGCGCATCAAGGACATCAGGGCCAAGCGCAATTTGCTCAAGGTCTACAAGCCTTACGCCAAACAGGTGAAGTTCCACAATGCTGGCGCTGAATACCGTGAACGCTTGTTCATGGCCGGCAACCAGCTCGGCAAGACCTGGGCCGGCGCGTTTGAGACCGCGATGCACTTGACTGGCCGATACCCCGATTGGTGGCAAGGCACCCGCTACCCTTACGCGATCCGCGCAATGGTAGGTTCCGAATCTGCCGAACTGACACGCAAAGGCGTGCAGCGTTTGCTGCTTGGTCCGCCTGAAGTGCGCGACGAGTGGGGCACGGGAGCAATCCCGCATGAGTGCATCCGCGACACCAGCATGAAGCAAGGTGTGCCCGATGCGGTGTCCAGCATTGTGGTTCGCCACGAATGCGGCGAAGACAGCGTGATCCAGTTCAACTCATACGACCAGGGCCGCACCAAGTGGCAGGCCGACACGGTCAACTGGGTTTGGTTCGATGAGGAACCGCCACTTGGCGTTTACTCTGAAGGCTTGACCCGCACGCAAGCGGTGGGCGGCCAGGTCTGTGTGACCTTCACGCCATTGCTGGGCATGTCCGAAGTGGTCAAGCGGTATCTCATCGAGAAGCCCGCTGGCACGACCGTCACCAACATGACGATCCACGACGCCGAGCACTACACGCCTGAGCAGCGCGAGGCGATCATCGCCGCATACCCTGAGCATGAGCGCGAAGCCCGTGCAAAGGGCATTCCAATTCTCGGCTCCGGCCGCGTGTTCCCGATTGTCGAGGACGCGATCAAGGTCCGCAGCTTTCCGATCCCGCCGCACTGGCCGCGATTGGTTGGCCTGGACTTTGGCTGGGGTCACCCGACAGCCGTCGTCTGGATGGCGTGGGACCGAGACAGCGATGTGCTTTACGTCACAGATTGCTACCGAATGAAAGAGGCCAGCGTGGCCATTCACGCTGCGTCGATTCGTGCACGCGGCGAATGGGTGCCAGTGTCCTGGCCACACGACGGCTTGCAGCACGACAAAGGGTCCGGCGAGCAGCTGGCCAAACAGTACAAAGACATGGGCGTCAACATGCTGCCTGAGCGCGCGACGTTTGAGGATGGCAGCAACGGCCTCGAAGCCGGCGTGGCTGAGATGCTTACCCGCATGCAGACCATGCGCTTGAAAGTGTTCTCCCACTTGGAAGAGTGGTTTGAGGAGTTCCGCCTGTTTCACCGCAAGGATGGCATCATCGTCAAATTGAACGACGACTTGTTGTCAGCCACGCGTTACGCCATGATGATGCGCCGCAAAGCCAAGACGCAGGAGGAGGCCGAGTCCCGCCTTCGCGTTACCCGTGGCATGCCGAACGTGCCATCATTCGACGTATTTGACCCGGTCACCGGGTACTAAATCAATTTGAGGAAACCGCATGCAACAAGAACCACAGATCGACGTTGAAGTCGAAGTAATCGACGAAGAGACTCAGCGCAAAGAACGCGAGAAGCGCGAAGAGCAGCTGCAAGCCTTCGGCACCAGCATGTCCCATCAGCGTGATGAGTGGATTCGTTCGCGGTATTCCTACGGCGTCGACAAGCGGTGGCTTGAGGATGAGGATCAGTACAACGCCAAAGACAACATTGCCAAGCAGGCAAGCCAGATGATGACCTCGGTGGAGCAGGGCTACCCGGTCACCACCCAGATGGCCAAGCCTCACCGCTCCACGGTCTACATTGGCTTGACCCGTCAAAAGACCAATGCAGCCGAAGCCCGCCTGGCCGACATCTTGTTGCCCACGGACGACCGCAACTGGGGCATTCAGCCCACACCGATACCCACCATGATGGCCATGGGCCGCGATGAGCGCATGGCTGGCGACAAAGACACTGGCCAGCCGATGGTGGACCCTGACACAATGCAGCCGCTGCGCATGAAAGACATCGCCCGTGCAGCCATGAAGCTGGCCCGCGAAAAAGCCAAGGCCATGCAGACTGAGATCGATGACCAGCTCACCGAGTGCGACTACAACGGCGAGATGCGCAAAGTGATTCACAACGCGGCCCGCCTGGGCACCGGCGTGATCAAGGGCCCGATCGTGATGAGCCGCACGCGCAAAGCCTGGCAGCCATTCAAGGACATGGAAGGCAACGTCATCCACCAGCTGGAGATCGTGCAAGAGATGTCGCCTGCGTCGTACAGCATTGACCCTCGCAACGTCTGGCCTGATCCAGGTTGCGGCGACAACATCCACCATGGCAAAGGCATGTACGAACGCGAGCAGCTGACCGTGCGCCAGGTCCGCGAATTGTCCAAGCAGCCCGGCTACATGAAGGACCAGCTGCGCAAGGTCTTGGAAGAGGGGCCAAAGAAGTCGGCCACCTTCCAGGAACTGAAGGACGAAGACCAGCGCGACATTGCCCGCGACGTTTACGAGAAGTGGGAATACTGGGGCGAGGTCGACTATGACGACCTGAAGTCCGCTGGCCTGAAGATGGACACTGAGAAGGACGAACTCAAGTCGATCAGCGCCTGCGTGGTGATGATCAACAACACCGTCGTCAAGGTGTACATCAACCCGTTGGAAGACGGCTCATTGCCTTACGACTTCTTCGTTTGGGAGAAAGTTGCAGACAGCGTGTGGGGCTACGGCATCCCGTACCTGATGCGCGCCCAGCAGAAGGTGCTGAACGCTGCATGGCGTCAGATGATGGACAACGCCGGCGTCAGCTCCGGCCCTCAGATCATCATCAAGGCTGGCGCAATCCAGCCCGCCGACAAGCAATGGCAGCTCTCAGCCCGAAAGATTTGGTTTGCCACCGACGACGTGGACGACGTGCGCAAAGCCTTCACCGCCGTGGAATTCAACAGCTACCAGGCCGAACTGGCCGCCATCATCAAGATGGCCATGGAGCTGGCCGATCAAGAGACCGGCGTGCCGGCCATCACCCAAGGTGAGAAGGGTGCAGCGCCAGATACTGTCGGTGGCATGCAGATGTTGATGAACAGCGCCAACGTGGTGCTGCGCCGCTTGGTCAAACAGTTTGACGACTCGATCACCCGCCCGCACATCCGCCGCTACTACGACTTCAACATGATGTACAACGAGGACGAAGAGGTCAAAGGCGACTTCACCATCGACGCCCGTGGCTCATCGGCCTTGTTGGTGCGCGACATCCAGAACCAGGCTTTCCTGAACCTGCTGGCCGCTGGCGCGAACCCCGTGTATGGCGTCTACCTCGACACGCAGAAGCTGTTTGAGAAAGCCTTGCAGGCCCAGCACATCGACCCGGCCGAGGTTCTCAAGTCCGAGGACGAGCTGGAAAAGCTCAAGGAAGCAGCGGCCCAGCCCCAGCAAGCCGAGCAAGACCCGGCCCTGGCCGTTGCCCAGCTGCGCGGCGAGATCGAAATGCAAAAGGCCCAGGTCCAGAACCAGGGCGACATGGCTGAGCTGCAACTGCGCCAGCAGATCGCACAGCAAGAGCATGAGCTGCGCATGACCGAGCTGGCCATGACCCGTGAGATCGAGATGCTGAAGATGTCCAACCAACAAAACATCAGCCTCGAAACCATCAAGGCCAAGCTGGCTGAGACGGCAATCAAGGAACGCGGCAAGAAGGAACTCTACGCCGCAGAGCAAAATCTGAAAATGACTATGGGCTCAGGTATCTGACCCGCCAACTGAAAGGAAATCACCATGGCTACTATTCAACCAACCATCGACCGCGACACCGTACCCGGCGCAGTGCTTGCCACCTGGGCTGACCTGGCGACCGGCGACGTGGGCGCAGGCGTGCCAATCGCCTATGCCGCAGACCTGAGCTGCCAAGTATCAGGCACCTTTGGCGGCGGCACGGTTACGTGGCAAGGATCAAACGACAATACCAACTGGCACCCCATGACCCAGCGGGGCGGCACAACTGGCATGGCTTACACCGCTGCCGCTTTGCACATCAGCCAAGAGAACCCAGCCTGGGTTCGCCCCGCAGTTACAAGCGGCACGAGTGTTGCGATTGACTGCACTTTGGCCATCCACGCGCGCTACGCCAAGGCCCCGTACTGATCATGCAAAAAGGGTGTTGCACAAATGCCACTCTTGCGCATAGAATCACGTCAGGGACCTTGCGTCCAAAAATAACTCAAGCCGGACAACGATCCGGCTTTTTGATGGCATGACAAATTTCACATCCGATACCTGGCACCAGTTGCGCAAGTGGGCTGAAAAGCAGCTTGAGAACGCGCGGGTGAAGAACGACGCCGTGGGACTCTCCGAATTAGACACGGCGGCGCTTCGGGGTGAAATCAGAATGCTCAAACGATTTCTCGACTTGCCCAATGCGGCAACTCGGGGTGTGGTGGTTGAGCCGGATGAATAATCCCGCCCGACCTGTGTGAGTAGCCGCCTTCGGGCGGTTTTTTATTGGAGAGCGAAAAGTGGAAGAAAACGAATTGTCTCAAGAGGAGGCACTGGACCTTTGGAACGAAGAAGCTAAAAAACTCGACGCCGGTGATGACACACCCGCATTCGAGGCTCAAGGCACTGTGCCGGAAACGCCACAGGACATCATCGAACCCCAGGCTACAGCGCCAGCAACCGAGCAACCAGTCGACCCACTGGCTGACCTTCCTGAACCAGTGAGACAGGCCCTGGCCAAGATCACGGAACTGGAAACAGCTAACGCTCAACTGCTGCACCACGTAAAGACTGCCGAGGGTCGCGTGGCCGCTATGCAGCGAGAGTTCCAGCAGGCACGTCAAGCATCGGCTACGGTCGGTACGAATGACGCGCCATCGCAGGGACAAGTCGCAGCTGCGGCCAAGAACCCCGAGAAGTGGGAGCAGCTCAAGCAGGATTTCCCCGAGTGGGCATCCGCAATGGAAGAGTACGTTGGCTCAAAGCTCAACGGCATGGCGAGTGGTGTTCAAGCCACTCAGGTTGTGGACTACGTCCAACAACAGCTTGCCGGCGAACGTGAGAACCTGCGCGCTGCCATTGAGGAAGCAAAAGTCGAAGGCAAATACGAAGACTGGCGAGACACGATTAACACTCCTGACTTTGCACAGTGGTTCGCTATTCAGCCTAGCCAAGTCAAGGCTTTGGCCGACAGCCCAAACGGTCGGGACGCAATCAAGATGTTGGACATGTTCAACAGCGTGAGAACGAAACCCGCAGGGAATATCAAGCAAGAGCGAGGAGCACGTCTCGCGGCTGCCGCGACGACTCGACCCGGTACGACACCGCCGCCCAGGACACTGGATGACTTGTCCCCGGAAGAACTTTGGAACTACGAAGCCAAGAAACGTGAGAAACAACTCGCGGAACGCGGCTACTAAACTTAATATCTGAAAAGGAAAATCCACCATGGCTATTCAAAATTACGGCACCGTTGCATCGCGAAATCTGATTCGCGCTGCACAAGGTATGCTGGAACACGCCCAGCCCATCACCGTTCTCGGTGACTTCGGTACTCAACGCGAGATGCCCCAGAATTCGACAGACACCTTGGTGTTCCGTCGTACTCTGCCTTTTGGCGCATCTGCTGCTGGTACTACGATTGAAAACACCAGCCGCTACGTCGGCACGCCTGACATCACCGCTTCCAACTTCGTGTTGGCCGAAGGTGTCACACCTAACTCGAACACCATCTCCTTCCAGGACGTGTCTGTTCAGTTGCAACAGTACGGCGTTCTCTTCAAGTACAGCTCGAAGACCGAGCAACTGTACGAAGACGACATCCCCGGCGAAATGGTCAAGCTCACCGGCGAGACCCTTGCTGAGGTGATGGAACAAGTCCGTTACGGTGTGTTGAAGGCTGGCTCCACAGTGATCTATGCGAACGGCTCTAGCCGCTCTGCTGTGAACACTGCAATCAGCTTGAACGCAATCCGTAAAGCAGCCCGCACGTTGGAATCCAACCGTGCCCGCCGCGTTACCAGCCGTTTGGCCCCTGGCGTGAACTTCGGTACACGCGCTGTGCAACCTGCCTACGTTGTGTTCTGCCACACTGACGCAGTGAGCGACATTCGTAACCTCCCAGGCTTCACCCGCGTGGAAGAGTACGGCTCATTCAAGCCAATCCACGACCGTGAAGTCGGCGCTTGCGAAGACTTCCGTTTTGTCAGCTCTCCTTTGTTGAAGTCCTTCTTGGCTTCTGGCTCCGCTACTATCAACGGCATGTTGTCTGTTGGCGCTGCTAACGTCGACGTGTACCCCTTCATCGTTATCGGTGAAGACGCATGGGGCCAAGTCGCATTGAAGGGCATGTCTGCCATCAAGCCTGTGGTGTTGAAAGCATCCCAGACCAACCACGCTAACCCATTGGGCCAATTCGGCTACGTGGGCGCTTCGACATGGTTTGCTACTGTGCGTCTGAACGACGCGTGGATGGCCCGTATCGAAGCCGGTGTGACCGCTCTGTAATGACCAGGGGTGTGAATTGAATTCACACCCCGTCTAACTAAAGGAAAACACTATGGCTGAATCAGTAAAAATACGTGTCGGAAAGATTCCAGACATTTTGACTGCCCGCGAGTTGCAACAACTGTTGACCTCGGTGCAGGCAGACCTGGCCTCGCTTACTGCGCAATTGAACCAATTGCGCACCGACTACAACGCCTCAACGGTGCCAACCACCGCAACGGCAGTCACCCTCAACACCACTGCGTAAAGGAAATTCATCATGTCATACAACATCGAACAAGCCAATAGTGGCTTTCTCTCGCTGACCGCTGCCGGTCTGGCCGAAGGTACGAACGCCAACACGTTCAAAACCGTCAACACTTTGACTTTCACCAACAACGGTGTATTCAAGTCTAAGGCTGCAACCGACAACTTGACTTTCAGCTCTGGCCATACAGCCTTGGCTGCCAGCCAGGCTTGTTTGTTCGGCATCTGGATTAACGCTTCCGGCACCGTGACGACCACTCAAGGTCCAATCGTTGCTGCTGGCGATCCTTGCCCAGTGCCCAGTCAAGCTACGGCCAATACCACTTTGGTCGGCTTGATTAAAGTCACTACTGATTCGTCTACCACGTTCACTCCCGGCAGCACCGACCTCGGCGCTTCTGGAGTCACCGACGTGTATTACGACTGCATGGATATGCCTGGCTCAGCCCAGTAATTTGTTGCCATCCTCTTCTTGATCGAAGAGTTTTGCCGGGGGCCTTCGGGCCCCTGGCTTTTTGGCAATCCCTGTTTTTAACCCCTGGAGAAAATGATGGCAACAAGCAAGAACAAAGCAATCCAAGGCATGGAAATCGTGGACGACGCGCCTGTCATTGAGACGGTAGCTGAATCGCGAGACTTCCGCAGCCTGGCGGCCGATGAGTCGTTTATGAACGAGATGGTCACCGTCATGGTCCATTCGACCACCGACGAGAACCAATCTCCCCAAGTCGTTGTGAACTGCAACGGCACCAACTCCGTCATCATTCGCGGCTACCCTACTCAAGTGCGTCGCAAGTACGTTGAGATTTTGGCGCGCATGAAGGAAACCAAATACACGCAGCGGACTTTGAACCCCGCTGCCCCTGACCAGATCGACATGGTGGCACGCCACGGCTTGTCCTATCCGTTTGATCTGGTTGAAGACAAGAACCCACGCGGCCGTGCATGGCTGCAAAACGTCTTGGCTGAACCCGCCTAAATCAAAGGTCCCGCATGAACTTGCTTCAACTTGTCAACCAGACCCGTGTCGAGTGCGGCGTGTCAGGTCCTACGCTGGCTTCAGCGCAGAACCTGACCGGCGAATCAGCTCGCATCCTGGCCTGGGTTCAGCAAGCCTGGATCGATGTGCAAACGTCGAAAGAGGATTGGCTTTTCCTGCGGGAACCCTTTGAATTCAACACCGTGGCTCAGCAGTGGGAATACACCCCCGCTAACGCTGGACTCACGAACTTCGGTAACTGGAAGCGTGACAGCTTTCGGGCGTCGTCGGTCAACAACTTGTACCGCGACGAGCAGCTGATGAACTACATGGACTGGACGACGTACAGAAACCTGTACCGTTATGCCAACATGCGCAACACGTATGCCCGTCCTGTGGTGGTCTCGATCACACCCAACAAAGATTTGGCTTTCGGCTCGACGCCTGACCAAGCCTACACAATCGTTGGCGAATACTATACACAGCCTGTCAATCTCTCGGCTGACACTGACATACCGGGTATCCCCGATCGATTCCAAATGATCATCGTGTATCGCGCCATGATGTACTACGCAGGCTATGAGTCTGCGCCTGAAGTTCTTTCGCGCGGTGACTTTGAGTACCGTCGCCTGTACTCCCGCATGGAGATTGACCAGCTGCCAACCATTGTCAGCGGACCCCCGTTGGCTTAAAGGGATACCATGGCACAAGGAATGGCTCCAGTTAAATACGACCTGATTAGGATGAACGGTGGCCTCGATCTGGTCACCCCTACCCTGTCACTGCCCCCAGGCGTTGCGCGCGATGCGCTGAACTTCGAGGCATCCATCACCGGCGGCTACACACGCATTGCCGGGTACGAGCGGCACGACGGCCGCCCCAATCCCTCTGACGCCCTGTACAGCATCATC